AAGCTATACTTATGGTGTTGCACTAATGTAAAATTGGTTTGATAAAAATTCACGAGTTGTTCGTGTGAAAGGCCTAGCCAAAAAAACTGTTTAGACCTTTCAATTCAATACTATTTTCATGTTCACATTTACTACATTTAAACTCTATATTATGTACTAACATTGGAGTTGATTCAAAAAATGCTTTTATCTTTTTAAACTGTGCTGAACTTAATCCGTCAATAAATTCATTAAGAGCTTCTTTCTTTTCGTCCTTAGCTGAATATACATTATCTGCATCAAATATATTTACTATACAGTTAGTAATTAATTCCATCATTCCTTCAACACTTTCTAAATTTCCTGCACTAATATCTGTTATATCATTAACTGTAGGGTATTTAAGTTCTATTCCTATTGAAGTATCTAATTGAATAATGTTTGCACCCTGAACGTATTCGCTTAGGTTAACTTCCTTTAAATTAACTGCAGCTGTATTATTCTCTTCGCATTCACTACACTTAATGCTTAACTCAACTGTTTCTCCAACAGATATACTTCTTAATTCTAAAAATAGTTTCTCAATATCAAATACTGTCAATTCATCCATATCAATAATATCTTCGATACAAGATACGATTATATTTCTTACTGCAGTACTAATTTGCTGTGGATCATTTGATTCTAATGCGATCATTAAAATCTTTTCTTCCTTCACTAAATAAGGTCTCATTTGTAATTCTTGACCAGTTGAAGGTAACACAACACTGTACATTGGCACAGCCATCTTGGGTAAAGCCATAATATTCTCCTAATATTAAAATAATGATTTAATTATATTCAAGCCACTTGAAATTTTATTTGGTAATAGTCTATCAGGTATGGCAGATAGTAATCCACCGACTGTTCCTGATATAATATCTTTTTCTGTATATTTGTCATATGCAAACGTAATGGGTAATTTTAAATATGTATTTTCAGTACTGTTATCTAATTCAATTGATCCCATGGCAATTGGATACGCGTTAATTAATGTGATGGAATACGTTGGAACGTCGTCTTCACTTAAAGCCTGGATTGTGATATCAGCTTGATAGTCAGACTTATATCCAAGTGTGTATGAATCAGTATCAATTATACCCGACATCCATACATCGAATACTTCTTTCATAAAGAAATCATTCGTTAAAATAAACGACATTGATACATCTTCATCAATGAATCCATTTGGTATCTTTATTGTTTGTTTCTGAGCTGTATAATCTGTTGTTGCAATTTGTCGACCTGGTAGACTTACGCTTTCACATAAGAATGCAATATCCCTTGGATTATTAATAATATTCTTTAATGGATTTTCTTTTCGCGCTAATTTACCAACTATGTTATTTAAAGATAAATTTAATAAAGGCTGAGTAGGCGGAGTAAATATAACAAGGAATCGATTAGACTTTGCTAATCCACCCTTTTTACTAATGATTGATTTTAGACTATCAATTGACATATATTATTTACCTGAGTATTGTTTGCGAGAATATCTCCAAACAGTTTCTTTCTTAACTTTAGCAAATTGTTCTACTGGTAAGAATATTGCTATTTCCCATTCAGTCATTGGAACTCTTACTGGTCTACCCTTTATTTGACTAGTCAAATAATGTTTAAAACAAGGTTCAAACTCTTTAAACTTTTTAGTTGATTGTAGTAAATCATATCGTATTTTTAATTTACTCTTATCATTAATATTTTTTGGTGCAGTTTTCATAAGCTCATCTAAGAATCTTGCACGAACCATTGGCGGTAAGTAATGGAGATTTAATCCATAAAATCCACCCGGTGCTGGTTCAATCATAATCACCATAGGGAACTTATCATAGTATGGTAATGTCTTCTTATGCTTAGGGTCATAGAAGTACATATACATACTACCAGATATTTGATTCGCTGATGATTGAAGCGCGTCATCCTTTAAAAGTTTACGAGGATTCACATCACCCAGTTCGTTAACTTTTTTACGGAACCAATTCTTAGACTCTTTAGTCCTTGCTTGGATTCCAGCTCTTTGAGCGCTTGCTTGTAGTGTATCAAATAGACTTGCCATATCTTTATTTATATCAATTAGTCCTTTACATTTGAGTGAAAGTATGTTATAATAATATAGTTACCCGGTGAGGCAGAGGTATACTATTTTTTCTTAATGGTTGATTTCTTTTTAACAGGAGTCTTCTTTTTAGTTGTTGACTTCTTTTTCTTAATAGGAGCTCCAACTATTTTAATACCCTTAGCCTTTAATGTATGTTCAGTCCATATCTCAAAGGTCCAACCACGATCTTCTGCATAGTCCCTAGCAGCTTCCCATTTATCAGTATTCTTTATATATGTTGTGACTTCAGTTATATACTTCTTTGTCTGTCTTGATGGTTGTTTAGGTGGTTTAGTTTCTTTGTCTGGCTTGATCTCAACAAGTATGACATGACCTGATTCCATCTTAATGAGTAGATCAACATAATACCTATGCATCTTCTTATCAACCTTCCATCTATATGGTACAACCACCTCTTCCGAATTCCAAGCAATAACTTGTGAATTAGCTTCGCACCATTTAAAGCAAGACTTCTCCCATAATGATCTGTATGTTATTTTAGACGGATCTCCGACATACTTCTCTGGTTTTTTTATTTTGTATTTGCCTGAATAAGCCATATAAATAAAGGTATAGTAGTTAATGTATGTATTATTTATAGGGTAAATTGTATGTCTAAAATTTATGTCTTTCCAGAAGCTTTAAGAGAAAAAGCAAATATAGGAACTGGCTTTCCATTTGTTTCTTTCGAATTTGTTAAAAGAGCATTGCCAGAAAACGCTGCAATATATTTATATTTGCCACAAGGCTTTTCTGTACCAGATTCTGCATCTTATGGTTCGGTTGATCTAGGGCTAGTTGGAAGTGGTGCTGGTGGAGCATTGTCTAAAGGTGAAAAAGAAGCAGTAGCCACAGAAGCTGTAGGTAAAATATTAAATGAAGTTGGAGCAGCCACGGTATTTACTCAACAAAAGATAAAAGCCGGTGAAGCGCTTAACCCTAATACCGTACTACAGTTTGATAACGTTTCTGTTAGGACATTTAATTTTACATTTAAACTTGTTGCAGAATCACAAAAAGAAGCACAGTCTGCTTTGTTAATAGAAAATATGTTTAGAGCAGCTTTATATCCTGAAGTGAAGAATAGATTATATTTAGAATACCCTCCAACGTTTAATATTAAATTCTACCATGGTGGTAAAGAAAACATTTACATGCCACAGATCATGGAATCATATTTAGCGAGTATGAATACTGTATATAATGCATCGTCTAATATGTATCATGCTGATGGTTCTCCGTCTGAAATAGATGTTACATTAACGTTCACTGAGACGAAAGCTCTTACTAGAGAAGTGTTATATCCTAATGGAAACGCTATCAATAATCAAACAAACGATGCCTCATTTGGTCTTGATTCTATTGAACAAAAAATTAAAGATAAAATTTCATCTATTAGAGATATATTTTAGGAGTATATGTAATGTCATTTTTTAGTCAATTTCCAAAGGTATCGTATGACTTTAATCGTAGTGGTACTATTCAACAAATGGTTAATATATTTAGATCTGTTAGATCGAGAACAACATTATTAAATAGAAGTACTCTATATAAAAATTATGTTATTCAAGATGGTATGAGACCAGATATTATATCAGAAAAACTATACGGTACTCCAGATTATTACTGGACATTTTTTATTATTAATGATTTCCTACATGATGGGTTACAGACTTGGCCTATGTCTGAACTGGCATTACAAGAATATATGACAAAACATTATTCTGGTAAAGCAATGATTTTTACTCCTGGAGCGGTATTAGAAGCAAATGGTGAGCAGTATACTAGTAATTCAATTGCAGGTAAATTAGACTTAGGTGCTTTAGTGTATGGTGTTAAATCTGGTGCTATCGGCAGAATAAAAAGAAAAGATATTGATTTAAACTTAATTGTAGTAGAAAATATTGTTAATGGTGTCGAAGGAAAAAATCCACAGACTGGGCAGACTGATACATCTATAGATGGTGGAGCGTTTCAGGAAAAAGAATATATACAATCGGTATATACCGATGAAGTTGGTATTAAAGTAGAGCTTTCTACTGATGACTTTAATTCGTTATCTCCTGATATCATATATGATTATGCTGAGGCTCCATCGTTTTATTATATCGATGGTGATATCGAAAAGAGAGCTGTCACTTCACCAACAGGTATATCAACACAAGCTAGTCAAATAACTCCAGTATATTCTGAAGTACAATGGAGTTCTGACTTACAAGGGCAGTTAACAAATCCACCATATGATCCAACCTTATTAAACCAAACACAGCTATCTAATGATGATCTGGTTATACATACTAACACATCATCAGTAAAGCCTTTGATTTATAGTGGAGGTTATCAGATAACCGCTGATGATTCACCCGGTCAAATTGTATTTCAATCTAATCGTGAACATATCATCTCCCAGAACGAAAAACACTCGTATATCCGAGTAATTAATCCGAATTCAATTACTGAATTTGTTGAAGAATTTGAGAATTTAATCAATGCCTAGATCTTCGAAAACATCGAGTACTAAAGCATCATCTCCAGCTTCATATGAGATTCATAGCTTAAAGCTTATAATGAATGATGGTTCTACTATAGACATAAAGACTCTTGTCTCTGAAGTCATTATAAACGAAAGTTTGTTTAACCAATCAATACAAGTTGATCTTAAAGTTGTCGACGGTTTTGATTTGTTTCAAAAATCACATATGTCTGGTGGTGAGAAAGTAAAAATAAAAATTCGAAGGAAAGATAATAGTAAAACTACTAGTGAAAAAATATTTGATCTTGAAGTGTATATCGCAGAAATCTTAGATCATTCTAAGCCTAAAGCAAGTATACAGTATTATAAGCTTATATGCTTAAGTTCACATGCCTTTATTGATCGAATGAAAAAACTTAATCGGTCTTTTACTGGTAATATTAATGCGCTTATAAGAGACATATGTAAAAATGATTTAGGTGTAAAGTCTGTAGATTTCTCTAATAAAAACCTTGCATCGATTAAAGGTATATATCCTAATTTAAACCCGTTGCAAGCAGTCACATGGTTACTTAGAAATTCATCTGATGAATCAACACCATTTTTTTTCTATGAAACAATTAATGATGGATTGCAGTTTAATTCATATAAAGAGTTACTTGAAACTGAAGTGTATAAGACATATAATAACACACCATATTATGTAAATGAGGTTGACACACCAGAATACTTTGATGAAGCTTCTAAAAAGATACTTGAAATGAATTCTGAATTAGACATGTCTAAGTATCAACAGATAAGTAACGGTGCTTATGCTGCATCTACATACTGTATAGATATATCCAATAAAGAATATATAACATCAAAATTTAATCGTTCTAATAATGAACTGATGCAATTGAATAAACATAATTCTCTTTCAAATAAAATATCGTTTGATGATTCTATTGTAAGTGAAAATTATGCTTCAAAAGAATTTTTTATATCTACTAATGCTAATTCATTTGGAACTGAAGTTAATTATCATGGTACGATTAAAGATAATCTTACAAAGAAAAATTCATATTTTCAAAACTTAAAGTTTATGGGATTAGATATAGTTATATACGGAGACTTTGATTTAAGTCCTGGTAAAATTATCGAACTAACCATACCAAAGAGTACTGATGTAAATATACTAAAGGCTGAAGGTAGAGACGCAATGAAAGATAAACTTCTTTCTGGGAAATATGTTGTATCATCTATTGCTCATGTGTTCGATGGCAATGAATATAAATGTGATATCGGTTTACAGAAAGATAGTTTACTATATGATTTAGATTCAAAAATAACAATTGGTAATTAATATGAATAGAAATAGTGATAGCTTTATCGGTGGTAGCTTTACTTGGTTCACGGGAGTGGTCGAAGATCGATTTGATCCTGAAGAATTAAATAGAGTTCGTGTTCGTTGTTTTGGTTACCATACTGAAGATAAAAGTGCTATCGATACTGAAGATCTACCATGGGCTACAGTCATGATGCCTACTACAGCTTCTGGTACTTCAGGGGTTGGTGATACGCCTCATGGATTGATGGAAGGTTCCTGGGTTGTTGGATTCTTTAGAGACGGACCATCTGCTCAAGACCCTATTATTATGGGATCGGTTGCATCTAAGAATAGTCCACGTTCTAAAGATCTTGGATTCACTGGTGCCAATTATCCTACTGGTGATTATGCTGAAGAGTCAGACGTTAATTACGCAGCAAGGCAAACTAAATATACAACAAGTAATGCATTACAACAAAGAGAATTAGGATCAGCAGCAGTTACTTCAATACAAACTGCGTCACCACCTAAGGTCACGACTGTTGCGACAGATAAAGCTGAATCATATTATACTGAATCACCATTTGAAGTAATGCCTCCATTAGGTGATGATAGAGTTGGTGGTGCACACGTACCAGATTATCCATATAATAAAGTAAATGAATCAGAGTGTGGTCACGTAGCAGAAGTTGATTGTACTCCTGGATTTGAACGTACGCATCGATCACATACTTCAGGTACATATGAAGAGATATACGCAGATGGTACAAGGTCAATAAAAATAACAGGTGAAGACTACGAAGTAGTTGTATCAAATAAAAATGTTCATATTCGTGGTAATTGTAATATGACTATTGATGGAAATTTAAGACAATTAGTCTATGGTAACTATCACCTTGAAGTAGAAAAAGATATGACAATGGATATCAAAGGTTCGTTGCAACAAAAGATTGGTGCTAACCATGAGACTGAGGTTGTACTTGGTCGTAGTACAAATATTGGTACTGATGATAGTTTAACAGTGATGAATAACTCTACATCAAATATAATTGCAGACAAACTTGTTACAGTAGGCGGCAACTCGTCACACACGGTAACAGGTAACTGTGGGATAACATCACTTGCAAATTTAAACTTATTTAATGCTGAGAAATTCAGTCATACATCGTTAAATAACTTTGCATTAACTATTGATGGTGCTCAATTGATTGGTGTTACTGGTACTCAAGTAACAGATATTACTGGTTCACAAACAACAACAGCAGCGTCAATGGATATCAATGGTGGTAGTGGAATTGATATGGATGCATCAACGATTAATCTGAACTAAGGAGTCAATATGCCAGGAGTCACAAGATTGGGAGATGGTCATATAGGGCATGCTAGTCCTACGCCTAATCCATTTCATAAAACTAGTTATGCTGGTGGTTCTTCTAACGTGTTTGTTAATGGTAAAAATGTAATACGAGCTAATCAAGATTCTACTGGATGCGGAGATCCAGCAACGGCAGGATCAAGTACAGTTTTTGTTAACGGTAAACCAGTTCATCGAATAGGTGATGCTACCGGTGGTCATGGTAGTTGGGTTCCAAATGCATCGGCCCAAGGTTCATCAAATGTTATTGCAGGCGGATAGGAGTAGGTTATGAGTACATGTGGTGATAATGTAAATTTAGATAAACTAAAAGAATTACAAGGCGGTCTTGACTCTAAGTTACAAGGTGGCAAAGATCAACTTGCTTCTCTCAAGACTGACATGACTGCAATGAAAGCTGAAGCCGAATCGTTTAAGCCTACTATACCTACAAAGGAAAGTTTTCAACAAGAGTTACAGGATCTTGCTGCACAAAATGAAAATGTAATTGCGTTCGAAGCAAAGAAAGCTCTACTAAAAAGCAAGTATACAAGTGCCGAAGCAGACTTTGATGCAACATTAGAAAAATTAGGAATGAGTACTTTCCCTCCTGCTCAAGCTGATATAAATACTATATGTGCAAACGCAGCAAATGTTGTATTAGATGAAGCTGGTAATGCTATTGTAGAACCTGAACCACCTAAGGTTGCTGATGTTGTACCACCCCCGCCTGTTCCTAAAGCTGTATATGTTCCTGACGTTGAAGAGATTAATAAAGATCTGATTAAATTTGCTTCTAGAATGACTTTTAATAGAATAAAATTTCTTACCGATAGATTGTTTGCCTTTGGACAAAAGAAAAGAAAGCAAGAATATTATGAGCTTTCAGGGCCTGAAGTATGGATATATACATTTGAATCTGGTGGAGCAAATATTGATGAAGTAAAAAAGTTTAACTATACTGTTGCAGACTTAAGATCACGACAAGCGGCTTTAAAACAAAAACGTCCTACAAATGCAGAAACTGACGCTTATGATTTCCAAGCACAAGGTAAATTAATAGAAGAAAACTATAATAAATATAAAGCTGAATATTCCTCGTATGCAAATGCTGGACCATTCGCACAAGCTTGTACAGAATATGTCGCTAGATATAAGAAAAAGAATGGAATCACTTAATGGCTAATCCAAACTATGCATCATTACTTGCACAAATTGCAGCAGAGACAGATCCAACTGCTAAGCAAGCTTTAATAGATCAGTGTTATGTTTTTACTGAAGATCTTACTACGACTGAAAAAGAATTATTTAATTATGTCACATCGGATTATATGACCGATAATCCGGGAACTACAACATCATACGTTGGTATATACTATGGAGAAGATGGAATAATACAATGACTATTACTAAAAGAGCTACAAAAGGTAGTGCACTCACATATAACGAAATGGATGAAAATCTTCGTGATCTATATGAAGACACTGGAATACACAGAGTTTTAACAAACGGATCTGGAGCCAATGAGCAAGTCCATGGTGATGTGATAGGTATCATCGGGGGTGCATTAGCTAATGCTAATAATCCAACATCAAGGTTCGGGCCGATTGTCGATATATACAGAGATGTTGACAGGGCAGACGAGATCAACAATACTAACGCGCTAGGAGCTATTGCATTTTCTGGTCGTAATGAAGACGACGTAAAAGTTAGTTACGCATCAGTTCACGCGAATATAGGCAGCACTGCTGATGATGGAGAGCATAGTGCTAATCGTCTTGTATTTTCAGTTGCAGATGGTACTAGCGGAGCAGCTTTTGATAGTTATCTAAATGATAGCTTTAATGTTGGTCATACTGCAGTAATAAACGCAAGTGCCGATTCATTACAAACTACTGGTAAGTTTGCAACAGATGCTGCTGAAATTCAACTTGGTGATTCAGCTCACCAAAGTATCCACGCGACTGTGATGAATTCGGGAAACAGACCTAACGCTGATTTTTATTTGCCAACTACTGACGCTGCTAAAGTTTTAAGTATCGGTGGCATGGGACCGAACTCATCTTTTGCCTTTACTACTGCGAATAAAACTACTATACAAATGCTTCAATATCGTGGGCAGCATATGATTAAAGCTTTTTCAGCAGCATCTGTTGAATTTGATTTACCAATA